TGGTTTTAAGTGAAAAGCATTTTGTAGTTGTGCCGAAGTAGCAAAATTGGTAATGCACTCCCTTGGTAGGGGAGAGATTAAGGGTTCAACTCCCTTCTTCGGATCAAATGTTAGTAAAAATATGCAATTTGTATCAAAATGTGATACTTTACTCATAAATTTACTAAAAGTTCATTGACATGTTGGATATAAGCTAGGTTAGTTTAATCGGTAAAATGCTAGATTTGTAATCTTGAGACGGGAGTTCGAATCTCCCACTTAGCTCTAATAATTGTAAGCGTGACCGAGTGGTTTAAGGTGGCTACCTGCAAAGTAGTTATTCGTCAGTTCGAATCTGACCGCTTACTCTAAAATATAGATACCCTGCTTGTTCCGTATGGGGTTATAAAAAGATTTATCAGTTAACGGAACTCATGATGGAGGACTTGCCGAAAAAGTAGTCGAAAGATAATAATACAACATCTATATTTTAAAACTGTGTCGTATCCGAGTCTGGTCGCAGGAAACAGCCTGATAAGCTGTGTGCTTTGCACAACGTGGGTTCAAATCCCACCGACACAACAAAATGGAGAGGTAACTCAGTTAGGTAGAGTGCCCCCAGAAAGGGGGTGGTCGTAGGTTCAAATCCTTACTCTCTCCACAACAAGTATCAATAAAGTCAGGTTTATCCTGACCTATTTGATATGAAATATAACAAGGGGGATTAGTATAACGGATAAGTACGAGAATCTTCTAAATTCTAGGTATGGGTTCGACTCCCGTATCCCTCTCAATAATAAGCGAGAATCGCCTAGTTGGTCGATGGCTCTAGATTTCCAATCTAGTCAGATAAGGTTCACATCGTGGGTTCGAATCCCACTTCTCGCTCTTTGATCTTTAAAATAATGTTACTCATCACCCAAAGGGTGAAGGAGGTGGCAACGGGATGCCTTAATTCCCCTTCTCAAGGTATGTGCTTGAGTATTTGCCCGAGTGATGAAATGGCAACCATAGCAGTTTTAGAAGCTGTGGATCGAAAGGTCTTGTGGGTTCGAATCCCATCTTGGGTACAATGGTTGAGTTCTCGACCAACAGAATAAGTTCGTCTTAGGTGGTAGCAATATCACATCAACGAAATCGAGAAAATGGGTTGGTGAAAGTAGTAATAGCCAAGTAATTGAAACTGCATCTTCTACATCAGTGTCAGCCCGAATTTGGAGATATTACCAATGTGGTCAAGGTGGCAGATTGAAGCCCTGTTAATTTCGGTTCGATTCCGAGTATCTCCACAAAACAGAGAGTAGCATGCAACGGTGCATAAGCAGTTTTGAATGCTGTGCCATCTTTCGGGATGAGGGTTCGATTCCTTTACTCTCTGCAACATAATAGAATGACAGCCTAAATACTAGTTGGGGTGGGTCAGGGTGCAAATATTTATTTGGTATATAGACCGTTGAGTTGTTTCCATTAAATATCCGTAGGTTCAAATCCTGCTTCTATTACAGAGCAGTCTAAATGGGAGAGGTTACTGCTGACCAAATAACCCATCCCGTCATAGAGGGTTAAACCAAGTCGGTCTACGGGTCGCTGTCTTGAAAACAGTTGGGCAGTAAAATGTCGTGTGAGTTCGAGTCTCACACCCTCTGCAAACAAGTATTATTAGTTGAAGTAAAACACGAGGCACTGGACAAACTTGACTCCAGATTACAGACTAAGGTTGAAGATGAAACTACTTGGAAGTGATGATGTTTGCAAGTACCTCTCTCACTTTAAAATGCTCCTGTCGTCTACTGGTTAAGGCGTAACGCTTATATCGTTACTAACAAGGTTCGATTCCTTGCAGGAGTACAAAAATAGTTTATAATAGTACGTTTCGAGACTACGAGTTCTATTCAAAAACTCATAATGAGAGCAAAATATAAGTTGGTGTAGCTCAGTGGTAGCTGTTAACTCATTAGTCGGTGGTTCAAATCCATCCACCAGCGGACATAATAGGGACGGGTTGCTTTAGTCGGTCGAAAAGTCCAGACTGTTAATCTGGTGAGCAACGCTCCATCGTGGGTTCGAATCCCACTTCTCGCTCTATTAAATATCTATAACAGTTGTTAGGTCAACTAGTATTTAAGAATATGAATAGATTAAAGAAAATTATTTTAGAAGAAATAGAAGCTAATACTAAGTATCAATTCTTAGGAGTTTGTGATAGAGTAAGATGTGCAAGTAATCAAAATGAAAACTGGTGGCATGAAATGATTAGAAATAAAAGAAAAATATCAGATAATGAATTCATAATGAATGTTAATATGTCTCAAATGCTGGATGATGATGAACTACCGCAACAATGGGTTAAAGATAAACATAAAGAAGACCCTGAAGCATCAGCATATTCCTCTAATTGGGGAAATAAAAATGCAATGTTTTTTCAAGTTGCTGGTTTTGAATTTATATATACTAAATAATAAAAATGCCTAAATGATGAAACGGTAAACATGTCAGTTTTAGAAACTGTGGTTCGAAAGGACTTGTGGGTTCGAATCCCACTTTAGGTACTATTGGGTTAGTGAAAGTAGTAATAACTAAGTAATGTTGTGTGCCTCTTCTACAGCACACACGCCCAAATTGGAACTGTAACTCATCTGGTAGAGTGCCTGATTGAAGATCAGGTGGTAGTCGGTTCGAACCCGTCCAGTTCCACAAAAGTAGTTTGTGAGAGTGCACCTACTTAAAAAATAGCTTTCTCATCATGGAGGGTTGGCAGAGTGGCTTATTGCACCTGTTTTGAAAACAGGAGTGTCGTGTTAAAGCGCACCGTGGGTTCAAATCCTACACCCTCTTCTAATATAACTAAAGTCTTCAATGGTGGCAAACCATAGTAGACCTAAAAAGTCAAGACTTTAGTTTTTTTAATATGCTCTTGTCATCTACAGGTTAAGGTTTTACGCTTATATCGTAACAAAAATGGTTCGATTCCATTCTGGAGTACTAAAAATTGGATAGGTAGCTGAGTTGGATTTAGCTTTCGGCTGTTAACCGATGAATGAAATATATTGAAATAACGTGAGTTCGAGTCTCACCCTGTCCTCAATAATTAATGATGGTGTAGCACAAAGGCAGGTGCACTTGTCTGTTAAACAAGAACATGTGGGTTCGACTCCCACCGCCATCGCATTAAATTTTAAATTGGCGTGTACCGTGCCACCCTGATAAGGTGGATATACGTAGTGGTATGTTGTAAACATCAGTTCGAATCTGATCTCGCCAACTTTTTTAATAAAAAAATTTTGATATTAAAAATAATTATACTATCATTACATCATGATAACATATAATGAAGATGCTGATTTAAGCATCAGAATAAAAAAACCTTCTCAAGAAATTAAGTCATTCTCTAAAAGGAGAGAAGTTAATTACAATGCTAATAGAGGAGAGGATAGTAAATGGTATAAATCACTACCAAATCGTAAAATTAAAGATTAATATGATTATAAAGAAAAAATATCCACTATTATTATCTTATGAACTTATTCCCATGCATCCAAATAAAGGATTCTATATTGAATCAAACGGTATGAAGATTTATCAGAATGAAAATAAGGAATTATATGAATTAGCACTTAAGAATCATTTTGATTATATTAGAAAAATTAAAGAGGAATATGATAATAACAAATGATCGACTATTTAGATATAGCTATTAAATAAGTAATTAAATATGAATTATAATAAAGAATTAATTTTATGTGAATGCGGATCAATGGAGCATCAAATAGTATTTATGTGGTTTGATGATAACGATGATAAGAAGGTATTTGCTCAAGTTCATTTAACTACTAATAAAACATTCTGGAAAAGAATTATTTCGGGTGTAAGATATATTTTTGGATATAAATCAAGATTTGGTAATTTTGATGAAATCATTTTAACTAATGATCATGTAGAAGGACTGAAAAATGTTATTAAAAAATTAGAAAATTAAATAATATTTGTATGACATATAAAGAAAAAGCCGAGGATTTAGTTAATCGAAATAGAATGATTCTAATGAATGAAGATACTGATTGTGGTAATGAGATTCTTTGTACCATAATAGCAATTAAAAATTCTCATATTGTAGTAGATGAAATATTAGAATTTATGGATAATTATGATATTGATCTAGACTTAAAACATCAATTTAGTTGGTGGAAAAAAGTAAAAGTTGAGTTGGATAATATATAGAGAGGTACTCAAGTGGTTAAGAGGGCTGTTTGCTAAACAGTTAGATCGTGTCAAAGCGGTGCGTGGGTTCGAATCCCATCCTCTCTGCAAAAAATTTAAATATCAAATATAAAAATAAAATTTGATTAAATAAAAAATAGACATGCCCCTGTAGTTTAATTGGATAGAATGCGACACTACGGATGTTGGGATATGAGTTCGAGTCTCATCGGGGGTTCAAAAGGTAACATGATGGCATAAATACTAGTTGGTGTGGGTCAGGGTGTAAATTTTCAAAGGTAAATAGACGTTATGTTATTCCCAATGAAATTCCGTAGGTTCGAATCCTCCCTTTACAGCTAAAATTAAAAAAAATACAAAAGTGAATATATCCAACATATAATTAAATTGATATGACTAATCAAATACAAAATTCTAGAGTATTAGTAACAGGTGGGGCAGGATTCATCGGGTCACACTTGGTTGAGAAACTATTAGACTTAGGTGCAAAAAAAGTTATCGTACTTGACAATCTATCAACAGGTAGTTTAGATAATCTCAAATCTGTTTGGGATGATACTAGATTATCATTTAAAGAAGAATTAATACAAAATATACATTTTAATGAGGAAGAAATAGATTATGTATTTCATCTAGCTGCAGAAGTCTCAGTCCCACAATCATTTGAAAATCCAGCAAACACTTATCATGAGAATGTTGATGGTTTTAATGCAGTACTGTGTCATACACATAAAATGGGTGCTAAAAAAATCATATATGCATCATCATCGGCAGTCTATGGTGATAGAATGTATGATAAACTACCCGAAGATGCACCAAGACAACCATTATCACCTTATGGTGTTAGTAAGCAAATGAATGAAGAGTTTGCACTACATCATTGGAGGTTATTTAATCTAAGCTCTGTTGGTTTAAGATTTTTTAATGTTTATGGATCAAGACAAAGAGCAGACTCTCCTTATTCAGGAGTCATATCTATTTTCAACAGATTAATGAAAAATAATACACAACCAATCATCTATGGTGATGGTAATCAAACAAGAGATTTTGTACATGTTTCTGATGTTGTAAATGCAATGATTGCATCAATTGAATCGATTGAAGGTGCTAAAGTTTTTAATGTAGGTACTGGTATACACACTACAATCAACGATTTATATAGTTCTTTACAACATTTAAATGAATTTTCAGAAAAACCTAAATATGAGAATACAAGAACAGGTGATATTGAAAGAAGTTGTGCTGATATCAATAAAATATTAAATAGTTTAGATTGGAAAGCAAGTGTTTATCTTAATGAAGGTTTGAAAAACCTTTAATATTGTAGCATATATGAAACAATATTAAATAAAAAAGCGTATATTTGGACATGAGTATATTTATAGTAGATGTCGAAGGTGATGCTCCATCACCAATGACAGGTTCAATGGTTTGTTTGGGTGCTGTTAAAGTAAATAGGGAGTTAGATAAGACATTTTATGGTGAAACTGCTCCAATATCAGAATATTGGAATCCACAAGCATTAGCAATTTCGAATATATCTAGAGAAGATCATTTAGCTTTTCCTGATCCTGAAATAACTATGATTGCATTTAATGAATGGGTATTGGAAAACAATAAAGATGGTAGACCAGTACTTGTGAGTGATAACAATGGTTATGATGCTATGTGGATTACTTGTTATTTTGATAAATATGGGATAAAAAACCCATTTGGATGGTCAAGTAGAAGAATAGGTGATATGTATGCTGGTTTAATGAAAGATGGTCGTGCTAGATGGAAACATTTACGTAATACAAAACATACACATCATCCTGTTGATGATGTAAAAGGTAATGCTGAGGCATTGATTAAAATAATTGATGATTACGGTTTAAAATTAAATTTAAAATAAGATGGCTGAATATAAAAAAGGAAAGTATAAAAACGTTCTACATAGCAAACAACGTAGAGGTATTAAAGAAGATATATTGAATTTACGGAAACAAGGTAAATCATATAAGGAGATTCAAGTTGTGTTAAACTGCTCTAAGGGTAGTATTGCTTATCACACTAAAATAGCAGGTTTAGATGGAATGATTGAGTTTACTCATCATAATCAATTAGGTGATGCAGATAAAAAGAAGATCATGAAGTTTACTAAGAAAGATAAGAACATTGCGAAAGCAATTAGAGAGCTTGGCTTTTCTAGACAAACCATTTTGAAATACGGTGATTTCGAAAGTGTAAAATAAAAACATGCGAGAATAGCTCAGTCGGTCAGAGCATCTGTTTACCAAACAGAGGGTCGCAGGTTCGAATCCTGTTTCTCGCTCATGATTTATTATAAGAATACTTCGTAGCAAACTAGGTTTGACTAACGAAGATTATGATTAATTTAAGTACAGACCATCTTGATAATTGGAGAATCAAGGAGATCGAAGAAGGAGGATATTGGATACTTCCAGCACATCGATCATCTAGAGACCAAAAGTCAAGAAAGGTAGTAAACACCACCAATTATTGGATGGTGACTGTCACGCTTACGAGTGGTGATAGTAAACAATTTTATATTAAGGCAATTGATAAATTTGATGCACAAGAAAAAGCAGAACAAAATGCTTATAGTGTAGAAGGTTTAAAAGAATTTGCTTTAATACAATAATAACTTTAGAAGGGTCTTTCGAGACCCTTTTTTATTTGTAACAAATTATTGAAATAAACGTATTATTAATAAATTAATTATTATATTTACAAGAGATGTTAATCATATCAAAACATAGAGACTATTATGATTCTGCCATTGGACTAGGCATCGATAAATCTATTATTTATAATCGTGAAGAAAAGAAAATAAAACTAGAGACTGGTTATTGGGCTAAATCAAGTGGTAAAAACCCTAAAATAGTGGATTTTATTATGGATAGATTCTACAAACATACACATAGTTTTACTGACATTTATAGGGATATTGGATTTCATGTTATTAGTTTTTGTGGTAAAAACTATATTAGTTTTACATTTAGAAATGTATTGGGTTCTGATGATAACGGTAAGGAAGATGGTGAAGATCATGAGGTATCATTTAGTGATGTTAATGAGGTAATTGATGCTCTTACTAAAGTAGATGATAAAGAATTCACAAATAAATGGTCTAAATTTAAATTGGATAAAAAAGAAAAATCTGATTTTATTAATTCTTGGAATGATATTGAAAAATTAGATACAACCGATTTACATAGAGAATATAATTCTCCAGTGTTTGTTGTTAAATGTAGAGATCATTTTTATAATCCCAAAATGATAGTTAATCCAATATTGAAAGACTATGATTTTGTGAAAGTATATGATCCATACACTGCATTCCAAGAAATTCAAATGTACATATCAGGAGTGCTTGCAAGTGGTGATGATGCTCCAGAAACTAAAATGAATGAAAAACAAAAAGTTAATCAACATGGATTCGATGACAAATACGGATTTAGAACACGTCCCAATAAGAAAGGAAAATAAATCCAACTTCTTTTTAGATCGTTTAACAATATTTGCAATAACAGCTATTGTTATTACAGAACTATTTCTTACGAACGGAGAAGATGCAGCCACCGCTTGGCTATACATACCATACGGAGTGTTTTACCTAATTAGAATTATATTAATTATGATTAGGGAGGCAGGAAGTTTAGAAGATTTACTTGAATCAAAAAATAAAAGATCATGAAAAGAATAACTAAAGTAAAAGAAGCAGCATATTTTGCGATTAGTAAGCATGGAAATCAAACATATGATGGATATCCGTATTATTATCACTTGGAACAAGTTGTTGATGTTCTTAAAGAATTTGAGTTTACTGAGGATAAATATATTATCAGTGGTTATCTTCATGATGTTTTAGAAGACGGTGATGCATCATATAACGACATTAAAGATTTGTTTGGTGTCGATGTTGCCGAGATAGTTTATAGTGTCTCAGATGAGCTAGGACGTAACAGGAAAGAACGTAAAGCTAAGACATATCCAAAGATTAGAGCAAACAAAGATGCTATCATTGTTAAATTAGCTGATCGTATTGCTAATCTTAGAAATTCTTTATTGAAAAAACCTCATATGGCTGAAATGTATGCTAATGAATTTGAAGGTTTCAAAAATGAACTCTATGATCAAAGTCATTATGAAGCAAGTAGAATGTGGGTTGAGTTGGAAAAAATATTAATTGAAACACCTATAAGCTAATGGATATGAAAGAGCTACATACAATAGAAACTAACGCTGGACATATCATAGTTACCACATCATATGTTGATATTGAATCTACTAATGATCCGATGATGAAATTATTTGATGATGCATATGTATGTAAAGTACTTAACGATAATATTAGTGTTATCGGTAATTCTGTTGAACAGTCATTACAGCTAATAAAAAGTGCCTATCAGATTCGTATGAAATATTGGCTTAAGAATCAATTACATGAAATAGGAATAAAAACTCTAGATTAAAAATATGAGTAAAGTAGATAATATAAAAGTAGAAAAAAAACCATATGTAATAGCTCAAGGTACAACACCTACTATTTTAGAAGCTAATGTATGTCATTATATGGTTGAAGGTTATGAACCTATTGGTGGTGTTGTTGCACATACATTATTATTACAAACATTGATTTTAAAGAAAAGTAAAATCAAAGTAGACCCTGATAAAGTAATAAAATCGAAATGATTGATCAAATAGAAAAATTAAAGTATGCAGTTCAAGCCGTAATACTGAATGAAGAAGGTAAATTATTGGCTGTTAGTCGTAAAGACAATCACAATGATTTTGGCTTGGTTGGCGGTAAGAAAGACGATTGTGATTTTAAGTTGGAACACGCTATCGTTCGTGAAATAAAAGAAGAGACTGGTCTTTTCGTGAGAGAAAAAGATTTACAATTAATATTCTCCATGCATAGTGGTAACTATATGGGATATACCTATTTAGTTAAAGAATGGTATGGTGAGATTGAAACCGATGAACCTCACGTGGTTAAATGGACTTCTATTGAAGAAGTAATGAATGGTAGTTTTGGATACTGGAATGCACTAGTATGGGAATCCCTCGCTAGTATGGGAATTGAAGTATATAGTGAAAGACAAGAAGCACTTAAAGAATTATCAAAACTTGGTCAGGCACAAGATGTTAACTATGTAGACGGAACAATCCTATGTAGGTCAAAAGGCTGTGCTAATGAATCAATGGAGTACAGTAAGTATTGTCCTGAATGTTATGATGAGGAATATCATTCATATTACAATAATGAAGACTAATATTTAAAAAAATTAGGTGAAGATTGAAACCTTTTCTATATTTTCTCTTATATATAAGAAACAAACATTAAATTAAAAGAAGATAATTAGACATTAGCAGAAGTTAGCTAATTTCAACATGTCGAGGTGCTAGAGTGGCTTATAGCCTAGTACGCAATACTGGTTTTCGAGTAGGAGTAAGGTATTTTAGATTGCAAGCTAAAGTAGTGAAAACTATGCAGATGACGGTGGTTCGAATCCATCCCTCAGCTCTAAACAACCCCAATCGATCTGGTTAAAGTAACATGAATCATGAATAATGTTATGGAAACATCAGGTGTTTAAGATCGGATTTATATTCAAATCTAGATAATGAATATAAGTCAGTGGTTCGATTCCACAATTGGGGACTAAATTTAAAAATAGTGACGGAGCAAGATAATATTATATATGGTTTAAAAGACCCAAGAACTGACGAATATAGATATATTGGTAAGTCAACCGTTGGTATAAAAAGAGCGAAATCACATTTAAGTCACTCACATAACCCTTTAGTTATGGAATGGATTAGTGAATTGAAACACGATAATTATATACCAGATGTCGTTATTTTGGAGAATGTTGTTGATTGGACACAGTTAGTGGATAAAGAAAAATATTGGATAGGTAAATTATTAGGTGAGAGTCATGATTTGTTTAACGTTATGATCACTAAAGCCTATGATAGTAACATTCAAAAATATAATGATAAAGTAAAACAGCAAATTGAATATAGAAATAGACTTTTAGAAGAAAAATTAGAAAAGTCAAAAATACAATTTATTGTAGGGTCAGATGTTGGAGGATTTATACGACTTAGAAGAAAGCAATTAAAAGTAAAACAAGAGGATTTAGCTGAAATTGCAGGTATTAGTGAAAGAACATTAAGATCAATAGAAAAAAATAAAGCAAATCCAACTATTGATACATTGACTAAACTATTAGATGTTCTTGGTTATGAAATATTTATTAATTTAAAATAAAATAATAATACTATGAGAAATAGATAGATACATATCCGTGATCCATGATAATATTACTAGAAATATTACAGTAAATAATTAATTAATATTTCATAAACAAAGAAAAATCATGGAATTAGTAAAAAACAAAATAGAATACAAGTACGGTGCAGAAAAATTAGACTTAGAAATGAAATCATTATACGGAGTGGTAATTTTTATCCTGTAGAAGAAGGTGAGCACTATGTTTGGAAACATGATCCTGATAAAGGTAAGGATTGGACATTATGAAATAAAAGGGGTTTTTTTGCTCCCTTTTTTTATTTTACTTGACCTTAGTATTTATTTTTCGTATTATTGTATTAATAATAATATTAGTTTTACTATCATGATAAATGACAAACGAAGAAAATAACGAGGAACAAAAAAAACCATTATTCAATCCAGAATTACCAGAAGGTATTGAAGATAATAACACTAAAACTACACCAGAATCCGAAATAGTTACTCTTGAAGACGGAACTCAAATCCTCACTGCTCAAGGCGTTCAAGAAGATGAAGAAGAAGTGGTTGATCCAAAAGAACAACTGACTGATGAAGACTTACAAAAACTAGTTCACTTCACAACTGGAGTTAAAGACTTGTCTCAAGAAGAATTAGATAGTCTTAGAAATGATGATAAGGAGCTTGAAAGATTATTAAGAATCTCAATGATCAAAGCAAGAAAACTTACATACAATCCTAAGAAAGATTTCGGTAAAGCTTACAAGAAAAAAAGACAAAGAAAAAATAAACTTACTAAAGCTTCTAAAAGAGCAAATAGGTAATATGAGTAGCAATACCAATGATAAATATTGGGAGAGATTACATGGGTTTATATCTGAGCATCCTATCGATGCCAGATATATTCTCAGAGACTCTAATGATGATAAAGCATGGGGTTCTTTAAGAGTGATCGGTTATGATCCTAAATTAGGTTTCCTACCACCGGGTTACCTTAAAGCATTTGCTAGTTTTGTAGTTTCTCGCAGACCAAAGACAGAAGAAGAAATCAAAAAATCATTAGATGATTATCAGATGGAAACAATTGAGTTAGAAGTATATTCTGTGGATGAACATGTTGAAACTAAAGAACTGGAATATCAAGCACCGAAGAGAGAAATTGAAGAAATGTATAACATCAAAATATTTAAAAAATAGTCATGACGAGTACTAAAAGAATGAATGTAAAATTCAATGAGAATGATATCAATAGTCTATATATGGGTATTATGAACAAGAAACGAATGATTGAGGACGATATTAATACATATGAGAAACAAAGTGGTAAAGACTTTCCTTTAGAATTTAAAGAGAAAAGCAAAGACTCATATGATTATGTTAATCCTGATCACTATAAGCAAGATGATGGAAAACAGACATGGGAACGAATGATAGATGAATTTGGTGTGGAAGCAACTGCTGTTTTTTGTGAGTTAAACGCTTATAAATATCGTGATAGGATGGGTAAGAAACCCAATGAAGATGTTCAACGTGAGCAATCGAAAGCAGAGTGGTATGAAGCTAAAGCTAAAGAACTAAGAGAGCAACTACGTGATGAAAATAAAAGTAGTAATTTCGGATTTTTCAATAAATGATAAAATTTCTTATAATAGTGTTCATTATTATAATGGTGGTTATTATTTATTTAAGTAGAGAAAATAATCGCCTCTTTAATAAACACTATTATAAGTTTGTCTATAATTTCAACCATGATCATTTTGATTTATTAGACAAAGAAGGTAAAACTGATTACTATATTCTCTTAATAGAAATGAGAGATTCGGTCAGACCAACTAAAAAAAAATCAACATTTAATAATAAAATTCAAGATACTTCTAAAATTATTTCCTATATTGAAAGAAATTATAAAGACATATGTTGAATATAGGTAATCCAAATAATAGTGAATCCAAACATTTACTAGGTTTAGTCTGTAAAAAATTTACAGGTAAACAATTAGGTGATTTGAAAAAAAAGACACCTCCTGAATACAGATATATAATTAAGAGAATACCAGAGTATACTATTAATTTGGATTATAATATAGTAGATTCTGAATCTTATCTTCAATGGATTGAGGAAGGAGATCAAGAAGAATATATACTTTTTGATGTGATGACTGTTGATGAGTATTTGAAAGAAGAAATCAGCAATGTCCCTACTCTTGGTGATGAAGGTAGTGTTATTGAAGGTACTGATGAGGAATTACTAATCAGTATTATAAAAAATCATGCGACAATACATGTACACGATGTGATATTACCATCCCCTGAATATCTTATTATTAATGCTAAATGTTATAATGGTGGATATCCTGACTATGATTATGAAATTGAATATTCAATTGATGGTTTCATTAATAAAGATTTAGAAACAATAAAATTTAATTTAGATGAGCGAAGTAAGTAAAACAGGCGGTAGAAGATATAACAAGGGTAAGAATAGAATGAATCTATTCCCAGCTTGGGCATATGAAAAAATATGTGAAGTCTATACCAAAGGAGCAGACAAGTATACGCTTAAAGATGATAATGGTAATATCATTGATAGTGGTGATAACAACTGGATGAGGGGTATGGAGTGGAGTAAAGTTATGGGATGTCTTGAACGTCACTACAATGCTTTTAAGCAAGGTAAAGATTTTGACTTTAATCCAGATTATGACACTATGTTGGAAGATTTGAAAAAGGATTGGGATTACATGGATGAATTATAATAACAGTATTTATATGAAATAAGATACTATGAAAAAGAAAAACTTAAAAAAAGAAATTAAATCATTACAAGGTTTAATCGAAGAACAAAGCAAGTTAGTCGAAGAACAGAATAAACTTATTGCTAGTTTAACTTTAAATGGTACATTTAACCTACCGTTTGTTCAACAACAGGATTTATGTATTGATGATGGAGAGCATGAATATTCAATGCCTTGGAATTTAATAACATTACCTAATTGTCAAAAATGTGGTAAGCAAGCACCTGATTATGGTGTTACATTTACAACAAGTAGCAATGTCAGTGTCAGTGATAGTGGTTACGATTGGACTGTTTCAAATAATATAGAATCATGAACATTTGGTTAGAAGGATTATATTTAGAAGAAATTAGAGAAAAAGAGAAAAGTAAATCAGAGGATTCATCGCTTGTTGAAAAGCAAGAGGAACTTCAAGACATCACTGCAAAAGGCAGGAGTGAGAATGTTAAAGCTGACAGAATTAGGGATAATGGTAAGGGTTAACCACCTATCAAGTTCAGTAACCCCGAAAGACCCGAAATCTCACACTTGTACTGCCGAGGATGCAACACAAATAGTCTAGTGGGAATGCAGCACAAAAATGACAGGTAAGTGGCATAGATAAATGATGAAATAAAACAAAATCTTGGGTACGCTCAATTTACTTTTCTTTTAATTATTATGGAAAACAAAGCAAATATTTTAATTATTGGTGGGGCAGGATATATTGGCTCTCACATATCAGTAGAACATTTAAATAGAAACCATAATGTTATCATTGTCGATAATTTATCGAACAGCGAAGAGTTTATTATCGACAATATTAAAGAGATCACAGGTAAGGAATTTACATTCTATGCTTATAATGCCATGAACGAAACACTTATGGAAAAAGTGTTTGAGGATCATGATATTAATATTGTGGTACATATGGCTGGTGATGTATCAACTGCACGTTCAATTGATAACCCAATCCAATATTATGATAATAATATCAATATTTTACTTACCACATTAAAATTAATGAAAAAGTTTAATGTGACTAAATTAATTTATGGGTCAAGTTCTAAAGTGTATGGTAAGAGTTCTGATACACCAATTATTGAAAGTAGTATAAAAAAACTAGCTGAAAGTCCATATGGAGTATCTAAACAAATATGTGAAGATATTATCCAAACAATGGATTCTGAGTTAACTGTAGCAGTATTAAGATTCTTCAATCCAATTGGATGTCATTCATCTGGAAAACTTGGTTGTATACCAAAAACAGGTAATGATAATATAGTTAATTCACTTTATGAATCTTACTTGAATAAAACACAATTTTTAATAAAAGGTGATAATTATAAAACTATTGATGGAACATGTATACGTGATTATATTAGTATTGATGATTTGGTGAATGCACATATGAAATCAATTAGTTGGGTGTTAAATAATGAATTTGTTGTTGAACCATTTAATATTTCTAGTGGTAAGGGAATTTCAGTGAAACAGATTATTGAAATTTTTGAAAGTGAAATTAATGAAAAATTGAATATTGTTTTAGCTAATAGAAGAAAGGGTGGTCTTGAAAATATTGTTGGTAACCCAGATAAAGCCTCAACTACAATAAATTTTTCGTCAACTAACAACATAAAAAATACTATTAAAAATTATCGTTCATGGTATGAATATTTTTTAAAAAGAAATAATAGTGCTGAATAGTTTTAAATTTTCAAGTATGTATTTAGTGAAAACACAAATACAATGAATAGTACAGAAGAAATTTTTAATATTTTACAGAACGAAGTAAGTCATAATCTTAGTGGTATATTACTATTTGACGATGCAGAATCTATTAGATGGCAATTGGATGGAATAGTATATGGTCATAGTAAAGCCGATCTTGAAGATTTAGCAATCGATGACATTGATCTACTTAAAGAAGTGCTCTCAGATCATAACCTAGAAGATAGTGTAGAAATAACTCAACCAGAATTTGATGATGTCTATGTTTATTTTTATATTCAAGAAATATGAACGTAGAGCAACTATTTGACAGAGTTATCGTATATAATCAGACCATCGGTTATGATGAAAGAGAAGATATCGTTGATAACATTCTAGAAACAACTAAAAATCTTCCACTAAAAAAACCTTTTACTAAAGAACAACTTTTAAGTTTTGCTGATAAGGATTTAATTTTGTACCTTACCGATGTTTATGAACTATTTGGAATAAAATATTTCACTGACTTAAGTAAACAACTCTAAAAAATTAAAATCATGGGTGGTAATGCATTAAAGATACCAACAAGAAGAGTAGATACAACAGAATATTCTATAATTGACATGGAAGTGTCAAATATTCTATATGATGAAAATATAAAATGCCATACCACTCAATCTTTTGACTCAAAAGAAACTTTTGGTGACCTTGATATTCTTATTAGTAATAAATCATTTGCTAAAAGCAATGATATGTATGATTTTATAGTAAAAAATTACAAACCTAAAGATGTTCACCGCAATAAAAGTGTAATCTCATTCGAATATAAAGATTTTCAAGTAGATTTTATCCTAATCGATGATAAACACTGGGAAGCATCTAAGGTTTACTACTCATATAATGATTTAGGTAACCTAATGGGTCGAATTTCCTATAAAATGGGGTTTAGATATGGTCATGAAGGGCTTAGAGTTAACTATAATACCCCTCATGGTGGTAAAACACTTAAAATTTACGTTTCTCGTGATCCTAAAGAGATATTTAACTTCTTAGGGTTCGATTATGAGAGATTTAACAATGGATTTAAAGATTTAGATGAAATCTTTAGATA